TCCGGCTATTTTCCCGGTGGCGTCCACCAGATTAACCGCCCCCTGTAACCCTAAATAAACAGAACCCAGGCCGGTGACGGCCACGATTCCATCCCGAACCACTCCGGTCCAGGGATCCACGTATTGAGGCAAGCCATGTCCGGGCGCATAAACAGCCAGGGTTTTTACTCCGGATAATTCGATCTTTTCCCCGTCTTTGGCTTCCAGAAGAAGTAGCGGTTTCTGAAACTCCATGGAGGCCAAGGCCGCTTCATAGTAGGCCTTTGAATCGGAGGTTGTCGCACATCCCCCCAGAGACCCGGCCAAAAAGGCCATGATAGCCATTAAAACGATCAATTTTTTCATGCGATTCATCCTTTCTATCTATTTTTTATTTTCCTTTGAGCCTTGAGCTATCAGCCTTGAGCTATCTTAAGGAGATATTCCTCCAGCTTTTTACAATCGATCGGGCTGTCCGGGATCCAGCAGTCCTTGTTATCGACGATACCGTAGCATTCGTCGCAATATTTATCGAAAAACCGCCAGGTCATCTGCTGCTTTCGTCCCCAGGTGACGCCGACCGGGCCGGTCCGGTTATATCCCGAGACAAAGACATAATGGCCTCCCATGAATCCTTTGTTACCCCAATCGTACCAGCGCGGAACATCCCAGATATCTCCACGACGGAACTGATGATCGGCCAGCCAGGGCAGACTGAGGCCGGTCCCTACGCCGGTCAGGAGATAGATGGCCGCCCGGACCTCCCGATGGTTTTTAGGATCGATGGAGGCAAAGGCCGAAATCGAAAAGGTATTCCCGGCCGCGATCCATCCGTGATTTCGCCAGAGCTTCAGGCTGTCCAGGACGATCAGCCCACTATCCCGGCCGCCGGACTCGGCAAAATATTCCCTGGTCACCTCCCCCTCGGAAATTGGAATAATTTTCTTTTGCTCGATGGCTTCAAACCGCAGTGTTTGGTGTGCTCTCCCGGCGATGACGCAATTTCCCAGCCGGTCATTCCCGAACATCGGCGTCGGGACCTGAAAGGTTTGGTCGAAATCATATTCCGACGGGATAGGGGGGAGGTTCCAGGTCTTTAAAATTTGCCCCATCCTCAGCGTCCGGGTGTCCTGTTTGGCTGGTAGTTTGCCGAGTTTATATTCCATTTCCTGCCTCCTCAATATCCACCGCATTAACCGCTTCTTCCGTCTCCGCCGCCGCGATGCCCGCCCTGGCCACGTCGTATTTTTTAAAAACGAGGGCATCGATACCATCCAGCATGGATTGCGCGGCCGTCTGGATTCCGGCGGCCGTATATCCCGTCAGCATAGCCTGGACCCAGGTCTTGTATTTAGTAATCACGGTGGTATTGGTCACAATACCCAGACTGATCGCTTGCCCTAAAATCAGCACCTTCATGGTATCGGCCAGATTATCTGCATAGTCGCCGATCATTCTGGATAGGGGGATCCGCATCTTTTTCTTGAGATAATTCACCCGGGCCAGTTTGGCCAATTCCAGGGGCGCTTCGGTACCGGATAAAACTTTTCCATACACATCCATTTCGTGATCAATATCAGACATGACATAACCTCCTATATTTTATTGGTAATTTTTTATAAAAATCGGGGGAGTTCTTGCGGACGGTCAGAAGCATATACCTGAGTGAACAGGTCCGCCGGGCATGGCCGAGCAAAGAAATAATGGATTGCAGTTTTTCTTTTCTGAGGCATTTTCTGAAATTGGCCAGGCTGAATTTTCGGATAAACCGCCTCGATCCCCAGGTCCGGTAACCGACAAAATTAACCCCCTTGCGGATCGTTTGAATGGTGCTTTTCGATAATTCAAGGTTCAAAAAACCCTTCAAAAAGGCCACAATCAGGCCTTTATATTCCAGACATCTTTCCCTTTTAAGGCCGAACAGGACCATGTCGTCCACATAGCGGACATAACGTTTTACTTTTAAAATTCTCTTGATAAAATGATCTACCGGATTCAGATAGATTAATGCATACAGTTGGCTCAAGAGGTTGCCGATGGGAATCCCGACGGGTGTATCCATGACGGCATAGACCATCATGATGTCGACCAACCTCCGGTCTTTTATTTTTCTCTCGATCAATTTTCGGAGAATAGCGCGATCGATCGAATAAAAAAATTTACGAACATCCAGCTTTAAGGTGTAGTCCCCGGGATCGCACTGCCCCAGGGCCTTTTGGGTATAATCGCTGGCCAGATGGGTGCCGTATCCTTTCCGGCAGGCAAAAGAGGTGTCGATAAAAGTCTGGTTAAAGATCGAATAAATGATGCGGTAGATGGCGTGCTGGGCCACAATATCCCGGAAGGCCGGTCCATAAACCATCCTCTGCTTCGGCTCATAGACAAAAAACTTGAAATAGGGCTGTGGTTTATAATTGCCGCTATGAATTTCATTATATAGACTGTTCAAATTCTTCCCCAGGTCCGCCTCAAATTCAAAGCAGGCTCGCTTTTTGCGTTTCCCTTTTCGGGCATCCAGGTAGGCCAGATAAAGATTTTCCTGGCTAAAAATCTTCTCAAACAAATTCCCAATCCGTTTCATTTCCGGAAGCCCCCGTGGCGACCTTTCTTAAAAGCCCTTCTGATTTTCGACATAACAGCTACTAAAAAGAAGAACCCGCAACGATTTCGCTTACGATCGGCCCAGGCCGACCTGGGAAAGGTCGCCACCGCCAAAGCCGGACAATATATCCCTGTGATTCCACCATGCGCAGACAGTCCGCGTTTTGAGGGGAACCGTAGTCGAAGCGACCGCCTACATTGTTGTTCGAATTGTCGCGATAGTTGTTCCAATTGACATACCAGGCCCCGGCATTGGACGTGTTGTTCCAATTCCCGGAAGCGATGAGACATATAAATATATTGCCCGATTCATTGATCTATCACCCCCACCGGTTTTCTTCTTTAAGTTTTTTGACCCCCCCGCCGATCATTTTGCCGATCTCATCATTCAAAAATGATATGGCGGTGAACCTTTTCCCTGAAAGATACTCCGGATGCTGATCTGTCTTTTTACCCTCTTTGAATTTGAAATAATCCAGTTCGTAGGCCAGGTAAAGCTGCATCCGGAGCCGCTCATGGGCGATATCCATCTGAGTCAGGGTGGTTTTTTTAAAATATCTTTTCTCGGCTTCTGTGACCAAATCGTAGAGTTCATAGGCCGTATTCCTGATCCGATTACACAAAGCATATTTTTCATGCTTTGGAAAATGGTTGAGATAGATATTTAAAAGTTTTAAAAACTCTAAAAACTTCCTATTTAACAATGCCTCGCTATGCTGGCCCATTCCGCCTCACTATCCCGCCTATCGGCGGGACTATACAGGGTAACAGGCGAAGCGACCGCCCACAGTGCTGCCCGAATAGCCGCGAGAGTTGTCCCAATAGACAAACCAGGCCCCGGCATAGGACGTGTAGTCCCAACGCCCGGAAGCGATGAGACATAGTTCGTTACGAATATACTGGTAAAAATAATCTTTCCCAAAAAGATCGGTGCCGGTTCCATCTACCCCCGCACCATCCTTTGGCGCCCCCAGACCGGTCAATAACCAGCCGGCACCGGAGACCGCTTCCGAGAGGACCTGATTGACTCCGGAGCCAAATCGCATCCCGAATCCATTGGCCGTCTTAAAGGGCGGCACAATGGCATCCATCATGGCCGCCACACCCGTGGCCCCCCAGTGGTCCGTGGCCAGGGTATTGTCATGAGTGAAGGTTTTCATGGCCGTGGCTTGTTTGGCCGCATAAAAGGTGCCCTTAGCTACCGTGCCCGGATCGGTCCCAGCGTCATAGGGAGTCCCGAATCCCGAGGAATTAAAGGCAATCGTGAAAGTGTTATCCCCCGTCTTGGTGATCTGCCAGATTTTGTCCTTGGCCCCGACCCAATCGGCCTGGGTAATGGCCAAAATCATCACGAAATCGCCGGTGGCCAGACCGTGAGCCGTCCAGGTGATCTCACAGGCCGCCGCCTGGCTCATCCCTTCAATGGCGGCCGTAGTGGCGATACAGGTAGCGCCGATGGAAACCTCATACATGAGGCCATTCAGATCGGCTACCCCGCAATTCTGGCCGTTATGGGTGGTCTTGGCAAAGAGAGCCCCTGAGCCCGTCTTGCCGCAGTTGGAATACCCATCTGTGACATAGAGGACCGTATTATCATCTTGATCCCGCAGGGCGTTGTTGTTACATCCCTTGGGATAGTTATAGGTAGCATGATACCAGGCGCAATAGGTGGTGTTGCTGGAGGCCTGGCCATGGGCCATGGACAGCATGGCCAGCGCCGAGCGCTGAAACTGGCTGGCACAGTGAAAAATAGAGGAGGCATTCACCAGCCCATTCACCCCGTCCCGCCTATGGGCCAGATCGATCAGGGAATAATAATAATTAGCCCCGCCGGTCAGATCGGCCGCCGGGTTATGGGCCGCCGCGGTCGAAATAGGATTGCCATTAGCAATACTCGACCCCACAAATCCAGATCCCAGAGCATTTTTGGAAATCTTATACTTATCAATGAAAAATCCAGGTTGCTCCACCCCTCCGTCGATAAAAGCCCGGTGCAGGGCATAACCAGCGGCATTGGCCAGGGCAGTGCTGGCGTACGTATAAACCCCTTTGATACTGATCACGTTTACGGCCAGGCCGTTTGACCCGGTGCCGATTTTATAGTAAAATTTCGGAATCCAGCACATGATCGATCCGTCGGAAAACTGATAATTCCCATAGTTGTCATGACCCAACTGATAACATCCGGTCATGGGAACCATACCGGCAGGCAGTAAATATGTCGGACAGATGCCCACCCCAAACCCCAATCCTCCCGCAGCGCCAATGCTGTTTATTTTGACGCTTAAAAGATCAGCCACCTTGGCCTTTTTGTAGATCAGAGCTGATTTATCATAGACCAGAGCCTCATCGTCCAGGGCCACATCCTGAAGATCGGAATAGGATTGCATCAGGTTTTGTTTTTCAGTATCCAGCTCATTAATGGCCTCCTGAACAGTGTCGGCGGCAATGTTTCCCGCCGGTGTATTGGTTATTTCATCCGCTGTATAATCCCCGGCCATATCCGTATTCCACCCACCATTTTTCCATCCCATTTTTTTACTCCCTTATTTATTTCGGTTTACGTTATTGAACCGCCAGCCACCCAGAAACAGTCACCGTATCCGCGCCGCCGGTTTCGGTAAGCAATATCTTAGATAAGGCGCCCAAGTCGCACTTAAAACCCTTTATCACCTTCCCATCCGTACCCGGGCCGCTGGTTTTTGTCAGCCCGCTCATAATCGGCACTGCCCCTTCGGGGATCAGATAATCGACCCCGTCATTATTAGACATTTTCTGTTCGACCTTCAGGGTCCCGTCTCCGGTAATTTCTAATTGAATTGAAAAAAACCCGCCCGACAGATCCACATCAAACATATCCGATAAAGCAGTCCCCCCGGCCACAATGGTCACCCCATCGAAAACTTTTATAATCGTCGTTGAATTCTGCATTGGCATTCTCCTTTTTCGTTAAGATGCAAATAAAAAAGGCCACCCCGGATTTCTCCGAAAGTGGCCTTTGTTCTCGTGCGCTACCGGTTCCTTTTTGGGAGCCGGCATTAAGATTTAGGCGATTATGTTATTTTCCCTATAACCTGTTTTTCTCCTTCACCAGCTCCTTCTTACTCGGTTTCATATTCCGGCTGATATACATCCGCAGACTGTCCCCGGTGATCATGGGCTCCACGCCGGCCAGGCCGTGGGACCGGACCCGGTCGTTATATTCCTTAACCTGGTCTATCAGTCCGATCATCTTTGACTTATCACGTTCCGCCTCGGGTTGCAAGTAGAATTTAAGGAAACGGCTTTCGATACCGCTTCTCCGCTCCTTATAATCCCGCCAGACCTGTTTTTCCGACCATTCGATATCCTTCATCCTCTGGATTCTGGCCGGGTTGAAGGACAGGGATTTAAGGGCCGCATCGAGGAAATTTTCCTTGATTTGTTCCCGGCCGAAAAATACCGGGGCATTGGTCCTGGTGGTGACACCCTCTGTGTATTCCCGTATCCCCTGCAGAACCGTCCCGGCGGCCCTCGGCAGAACCTTTTCGGCACCCTTCCAGACATTACCCTTAAGGATATTGGCCCCGCCCTGATAAACATCGCTCATGACCGATCCCGGGGCGCCCAGCAGTTCGATCATATTGGACGGTATATCCATCTTGCCGGCACCCAGCGAGGCCCGCATATCGAACAGATGGCCGCCCATGCCGACCAGGCCCTGCCGGGAAATCCCGCCGACATAATCACCCAGGGCTT